GCCTGCACCCTCACCCAAACCCGCCCGCACTGTGGCGCTTACCGGATGCAGTGCCTGGAGTGCTGCACCCGGCTGGTGCTCAAAACCCGGCCCAGCAAAACGCTGGCGGCGGGGATGCTGGCCGCAATCGAGCGCAGCAAGCTGGCACCCAGCCGGGAAACCGTCCTGCAAGCCGTCAGGGCGGCTCAGGTGGCGCGCAAACCATCCGGCCAAGGGTAGGGTAACCACGATGCGCTGCGCACGCTGCAACAGCCCCATACGCACCGCCGCCGCAACGCTGGCGGGTTTGGCCTTCGGGCCGGTTTGCGCCAAGCGGCTCGACCTGCTGCCACCCCGCGCACCAGCCAACCCGGTGCGCTCGATGGACAGAGCAATCCGCAAGCTGGCGGGTGCAGGCAGCGACCACCCCGGCCAGATGGCGCTTTTTGATGAGGTGCCGGCATGAAGGCGATGCTGTTGAAAACAGACAAAGGACTTCGCGGGGCAACACCTGCAGACCATGAGGCTTGGTCCAAGTTTCGGCGCCGGCTGGAGACCATGAAGCAGGGTACATGGATTCGCATGGAGTGGGCGCGACCACGCCACGGCAAGCATCACCGCAAGTTCTTCGCTTTGCTGAACCTGGTGGCCGAGAACAGCGAGACCTACGACACGACCGAGAAGGCGCTGGTCGCGGTGAAGCTGGTGACCGGTTACGCCGACCCGATCATCGACCCGACCACGGGCGAGCTGATCCAGGTGCCGCGCTCGATCGCCTACGACGCCATGGATCAGGACGAGTTCGAGGGGTTCTACAGCGCCGCGATCGACGGCGTGCTGCGCCACATCCTCACCAGCATGGACCGCGACACGGCGGACCGGCTGCTGGAAATGATCATCGAGGGCTGGGGCTGACCGTGCAGAGCAAGAACAAGAAGGCCCCGACCGCCGCCGAGAAGCGTCACATCGAGCGGGTGAAGGCGCTGCCGTGCTCGGTCTGCGACGAGGCGGGCCCCAGCGACTGCCACGAGATCAAGCAGGGCCAGTGGTTCACGTCGGTGGCCCTGTGCAAGAGCTGCCACCAGGGCGAGCTGATGGGCCTGCACGGCCAGCGCCGCGCCTGGGCGGTCCGCAAGATGGACGAGCTGGACGCTCTGGCCGTGACCGTGCGGAGGCTGGTGGCGTGAGGCGGATGCTGGACATGGAAGACCTGCCCATTGGCGCCCGGGTGCGCACCCCCACCGGCCGCGTGGGCACCGTCGTGAAGCACCGCGGCGCGGAGAGCAAGCGCGACCACTTTCAGCGGGTGGTGGTGTTCGTCGGCCCACGGCCGCGCGACACGGTGGCCCTGCAGCCGCACCTGCTGGAGCGCGTGGACAAATGTCCGCCCGAGCCGGGTGGAGAAAGAAGAATCGACCGATGACCCTGATGCTGACCTTGCCCTGGCCGCCCGCCGGCCTGAGCCCCAACGCCCGCACCCACTGGGCCAAGCTCGCCAAGCTCAAGCGCCAGTACCGCGAGGCCTGCGCCTGGACGGCTGCGAGCCAAGGCGCGCACCCACTGAAGGCCGACAAGCTGCACCTGACGCTGACGTTCGTGCCGCCCACGCGGCGCCAGTACGACCTGGACAACGCGCTGGCGGGCATGAAAGCCGGGCTCGACGGATTGGCCGATGTGCTGCGTGTGGACGACAAGCACTGGACGCTGACGATCCAGAAGGGCGAGGGCATTGGCGGGTTTGTGAAGGTCGAGGTAATGCAATGAGGAAGCAATGCAGACGCAAGGTGTGGGCGCTGGTGAACCCGATCCAGCATGCCATCGAGGGCGCAGCCATCACGCCTGAAGAGCAACTGAACCAGTTGAAGCTGCGCGAGCTGGCGGCCATTGACGCATTCGCTAAGGGGTGCGCCGGCCTGAGAGAGTGGCAGGACATTGTGGACATGGCCAACCTGTGCGAGCTGATGGCCAGTAATGGGGTGGGCCCAGAGGCCGCAGAAGATTGCGCAGAGCTGCAGGCCTGCATGGTGGAGGCCGCCCGCCGGTACGAGCGCACCAAGAAGATGGGCATTACCGGCCCCGGCCTGCAGGCCATGCGCGAGGTGTTCGAGTACCACCACCTGCAGCGCACCAGCATCAGCCGCGGCGAGTACGAGCGATTCATCCGCGAGCTGGCCAACCGGATTAAGGCCAAGGCGCCGGAAGTGGTGGTGCTATGACCCCGAAGCAAGAGGCATTCGTTCGGGAATACCTGATCGACCTGAACGCCAGTGCGGCCTACAAGCGGGCCGGGTACGCAGCCAAAGGCAACGCTGCTGAGGTCAACGCGATTCGGCTGCTCAGGAATGCTCAGGTGAAGGCGGCCATCAGCGCGGCCATGGAAAAGCGGGCCGACGAAATGGAAATCAGCGCCAAGTACGTGCTGGATAGCATCAAGCGCGTGGCGGAATCTGCAGAGGCCGAGGGCAAGTTTTCGGATGCGCTGCGAGGCTACGAGCTGCTGGGCAAGCACCGCAAGCTGTTCACCGACAAGACCGAGGTAACGGGCAAGGATGGCAAAGACTTGATGCCCGAAGCGCCCAAGGGTGTGCTGGTGGTGCCTGGTGTGCTGGACGAGAAGAGCTGGGAAAAGATGATGGCCAAGCAGGAGGGTGATGCATGAACAGTCTGTTTGGCATACGCATCTTTGAGAACCCGCTATTGGTCAAGACCGTAGTGACCTACCAGGTTCAGCGCTCGCCAATCAAAAAGCGCCGGCGTAACTGGCGGGTGGTTCGCATTGAGAAGCAAGAGCCCGCCATTTTCATGTTGGCAGGCGGGATGATGGCTGTTCATCCGGCCTTGATGGCCAAGATGCGCCAGGCATTGCATGAACAGTCCCAGCAGTTTGTGGTGGGCCACCTATGACCACACGCTGGGCCCCACTGCCTGGCGCGCAGTTCCAGTTCCTGACGTGCCCGATCTTCGAGGCGCTGATGCACGGCACCCGAGGCGGTGGCAAGACCGACACGCTGCTGATGAGCTTTGCCCAGCACACAGGCAAAGGCTGGGGCCAGCACTGGCGCGGTGTGCTGTTCCGCCTGACCTACCCGCAACTGGCGGACGTGGTGGCCAAGAGCCGCCGATGGTTCACCCAGTTCTTCCCCGAAGCCAAGTTCAACAAGGCCGACTACTACTGGGAATGGCCGACCGGCGAAATGCTGTTCTTCCGGTATGGCGCTACTGAGGACGACTACTGGAACTACCACGGGCACGAATACCCGTGGCTGGGCTTTGAAGAGCTGACCAACTGGCGTGACCTGCAGTTTTACGAGGCCATGCACTCCACCTGCCGGAGTTCATTCCCCGGCATGCCAAGGATGGTGCGCGCCACCTGCAACCCGTTCGGCAAGGGCCATGGCGCGGTGAAGGAGCGTTTCCGCTTGGGGCAGGGTGGGGTGCCATCGGGCCACGTGATCCGCGAAGAGGGCGAGAAGCCACGGGTAGCCATCCGCTCCACGATCTACGAGAACCGCATCCTGCTGGCGAATGACCCGGAGTACCTGCAGACGCTGGAGAGCCTGAAAGACCCAAACCGGCGCAAAGCCTGGCTGGAGGGCGACTGGGACATTCACGTCGGCAGCTTTTTCGACAGCGTGTGGAACGCCGCGCGGCATGTGATCGAGCCGTTTCCAATACCTGCAAGCTGGAAGGTGTGGAAGGCCATGGATTGGGGCTATGCGGCCCCGTATTGCGTGCTGTGGCTGGCGATGGACCCGGACGGCTGCATCTACGTCTGGCGCGAGCTGTACGGCGCGGGCGAAAAGGCGGGCGAGGGCAGCAGAGAACCTGCTGATGCGGTTGCGCGCAAGATCAAAACGGTCGAGCAGCATGACGAGCGGCTGGGTTACGAATACCGCATGAATCTGGCCGACCCGGCGATTTTCTCGAACGTGGGCACCATGCAGACCATCGGTGGCATTTTTCGCGCGCATGGTGTGCGGTGGCAAGAGGCGTGGAACGGCAAAGGTTCTGTGGCAAACGGTGCGCAGGAAATCATGCGCCTGCTGGCTGAAGACAAGCTCAAGATTTTCAGGACGTGCCGACACTTGATTCGAACCCTGCCCGCGCTGGGCCCGGACGAAACCGACCCCGAGAAATACGACAGCGATGGCGAGGATCACGCGGCCGACTGTTTGCGCTATGGCGTGATGCGCCGCCGTCGCAACCCGGACGCCGAACAAAAGTCCGATGAGCCGGATGAGCCGACAACAAAATCCGAAGCAGGATATATTTTGAAAGTGTGAAATGCTCACAGCAGACGAAAAGCCAGGCGCCGAAGCGCGCGAAACACCGGCGACGGATCAATTGGCGCAGAAGTGGGGGCGGCGTATCGAGCAGGCTCGCAAGCACTGGGACAAATTCCATAAGCGCGTGCGCCACAACCGCGAGACGGTCGCCGGGTTCGACTGGACTGCCGACCCGCGCAGCCCCGAGTTCTACAGGCCGCGGGCGAACCTGATTCAGGGCACCATCACCGCGCTGCTGCCTGCGATCTACGCTCGCAACCCGGAAATCAGCGCGATACCGCTCTACAAGGCGGACAACCTCAAGCTGTTCTGCAAGACGCTGGAGACCGTCACCAATCGGCACCTCGACCGCGCCGACCTCAAGGGTAAAGCCAAGGCCACGGTGCGGGCTGCACTCACGACCAGCTTTGGGATCGTCAAAGTGATGTACCAGCGCGACATCAAGCGCGACCCGATCATCCAGAGCCGCATCAACGACACGCAGGACAACATCGTGGCGCTGGAGCGCCTGCTGGCCGAGCTCAAAGACCCGGCGCAGCGCGGCGATCTGGAGGCCAAGCGCGCAGAGCTGGAGCAGATGGTGGGCGCACTGGAAGAGCAGGTCGAAGTCACGGCAGCAGAAGGCTTGGTGATCGACCGGGTGCTGACGGAAAACCTGCTGATCGAGCCCGGCGTGTGCGAGTTCTGGGACTACCGCGACGCAGATTGGCTGTGCCAGATCGTGCCGATGAAGAAGAGCCACGCCGAGGCCGTCTATGGCGTGAAGCTGGACAAGGCCAAAGCCTACAGCGACGGCAAGCAAGGCGGTGCAAAAGACGGGCGATTTGCCAGCGCATCATCTGCGGGCGCAGACGATGACAGGCAGATTGCCGTGCTGGAAATCTGGGACAAAACCACGCAGCGCGTGTACACCATGGCCGATGGGTGTGATCACTGGCTGCGCGAGCCGTACAGCCCACCCAAGGCCGGTGAGCGTTGGTTTCCGTTTTTTCTGCTGCCGTTCCAGGTGGTGGATGGCCAGTTTGTGGCCCCGTCGCTGGTGGACTTGACCGAGAAGCTGCAGCACGAGCACAACAAGGCGCGCGAGCGCTTCAACCAGCACCGGGATTTGTGCCTGCCGGGCTGGATTGCTGGGGGCGATATCAGCGAAAAGAGCATCAAGCGCTACAGCGACAGCGCCATTGGCGAAATCACGATCATCGACACCGAGGGCCGACCGCTCAATCAGGCGATCATCCCGCGCCAGCATCCGCCCATCGACCCCGCGGTGTACGACACCAGCGCAGTGCGATACGACTGGGAGCAGGTGACCGGCTTGCAAGACGCGGCCCGCTCGACCGTGGTGAAGGCCAAGACCGCGACCGAGGCTAACATCCTGCAGCAAAACCTCAGCGGCCGGGTTAGCGAGTTTCAGGATCAGGTGGAGGACTGGCTGCAGGAGATCAGCAGGTACGCCGCCGAGGTGCTGCTGCAGGAACTGACGCCCGCGCAGGTTGAGCGCATCATGGGGCCGCCAGAGGTGCAGGTAATCGACGTAGGCGGACAGCAGATGCAGGTCGAAGTAAAACCGTACGACTGGCCGGAGCTTGCGCGCGAGCAGGTGTTCGACATGATCGAGATGAAGATCAGGGCGGGCACCACTGGCGCGCCAGACAAGATGCAGCAGCAGGAAGCGTGGTCACAGGTGCTGCCGATCGTGCAGGGCCTGATCACGCAAATCGTCCAACTGCAAGCCGCCGGGCAAGACACGGAGCCGCTGGCGCACCTGCTGCGCGAGACTGTGCGGCGCTTCGATGAGCGGCTGGAAGCGGAGCAGTTCATCCCAAAGCCGCAGCAGCAGCCCGTGATGCCGCCTGACGCGCCGCCCATGTGACCGATTTTCAACCCAGCAAAGGAACCACGCGATGAAAAAACAGAAGCAACGCCTGATGAAGCCGGCCGATGGTGAGGGCGGCGACCTTGGTGGCGGCGGTGCCACGGCGGCCGCGATAGAGGCCATGGGCACAGCGCCAGACAGCCAGGCGCAAGAACTGCCGATCGAATCGCCCGCTGACGCGCAAGCGCAGCCTGAAGCGCAGCCGACAGAATCAGTTGCCGAGCAGCCCGCGCGCGGCAAGTCGAAAATGGAGGCCATGCTCGACGCGCTGACGGATGATCCAAATACAAGTGCCAAGCCAGCCGCCGAGCCAGTCAACAAGGTCGAGCCAGTCAAAGCCACTGACCAACCCAAAGCGCCCGAGCAGGAAGAGGCCGAGCTGTTGGAGGGCGTGAAGTCCGACCGTGGCCGCGAGCGCATCAAGCAGGTGTTTGCCGAGAAGAAGCATCTGGAGCAGGAAATTCACAGCTTCCGTGAGATGGTGAAGTCCACCGGCATGAACGCGCAGGAGTTCGCCCAGACGCTGGAGTTTGGCCGCTTGGTGAGCAGCGGCGACGAGAAGAACCTTCGCGTGGCACTGGAAATGATCGAGGGCCAACGCACCATGCTGTACGCCAAGCTGGGCGTGGAAGCGCCAGGCGTGGATTTGCTGACAGGGCACGACGACCTGAAGGCAGCGGTGGACAACATGGAAATCACCCGCGAGCGCGCGGTGGAGCTGGCCAAGTACCGCAAGCACCAGCAAGAGGCGCAGCGGCACCAGCAGGCGCAGCAGCAGACGGTGCAGCAGCAGCACGAATACCAGCAGCAAGTGCAACAAGCCACGCAGTCGATGGACGCCTACTTGCAGACGCGGGCCAACGAGGTGGACCACCCGGCGCGAATCAAGGTGATCACGGAGCATTTCAAAAACCCGGAAAACTTGCAGCGATTTGTGAGCACATACCAGCCGCACCAGTGGGCGGATACCGTGCGGCTGATGTACGACGGCATCCACATCCCGCGCCAAGCCAGCGCACAGCAGCAGCCGATTCGCTCGCGCCCTTCTACCTTGGGTGCGCCCGCCGCAAACGGCACATCGGCCATTGACCGAATCGCGCAACGCATGGAAAGCATGGGCCTTTAATTCAATCCCCGGAGAAAGCAATGTCACAAGCAGCACAACTTCAAATCAGCCAGCCCTACTACGCCGACACCAGTACGCCACTGGCCGCCAGCGCCACGTTCACCGGGGCAGCCCGAGACATGGGCGCCAGCAATGCAGAGTTCCGTTCGTTCAGCGCGACGTTCTTTGCATCGCACGCCAGCGCAACCAACGGAGCCAAGATTCAGATGTCGAACGACGGCATCGCCTGGGTGGATGCAGCCGTAGCCACACTGGCCGCCAACGTGCCCCAGTCCCTGAGCGTGCCCGTGGTGGCGCGCTACTACCGCACGCAGCTGATCAACGGCGCCACGCTGCAAACCGCTGTGGCCGTCAACTCTGCTGCATCGCGCACCTAACAAAAATCCGTTGAGGGGTTGACACCCTGCAATAATCCATTTGCCAGTGCTGCATCGCTGTGCTGACTGGTCCGTGATGAGCGTAAGCGGGGATCGCCACCCGCAACGGATCAGCCGGCATGACGATGCAGAACACGCCGAATTTGTCGCTGCATCGGTGGGGTCGCGTCCACCAGCGCAGAGCGCATCAGGCCAAGCCGTACCCGAGTCGCGCCGGGAGCCGAGATGTGCTGATTTGACGGGCTTGCGTGCCGTCACGGTGTGAAAGGTCAAGCAAACCCTTTCATTCGGAGCGACAAATGCCTATTTCAGCACCAGACCTCGCGGAACTCACCAAAATCTCACTGGACGAGTTTCTGCGCAACATGCCCGTGGACCAGATTGCCACGGAGCGCCCGCTTCTCAAGAAGCTCATGGCCGGCCGCAAGACCTTCTTGGGCGCCCGGCAAAACATCGTTGAAAACATCCGCCGCGATTACGGCTCGAACTTCAACTGGGCCTACGGCGAAGACCCGGTGATTTTCAACAAGCGCAACACCACCGAGCAGGCCGCGTTTCCGTGGCGGCGCGCCGTTGACGGCCTGTACCTCGACTACGACCGACTGTTCGGCAACGGCATCAAGGTGCGCGAGGGCGAGCGCGGCGCCTTCAAGCTGGAGCAAAACGAGAAGGTGCAGCTGCTGAACTTGCTCGATGAGCAGATGGAAGCGCTGCGCGAGGGCTTCATGCAGCGGCTCGACCTCGAGCTTCACCGCAACGGCACCGCCGACCCTGATTCGATCGTGGGGCTGGACACGCTGATCTCCGTTGCGCCAACCACCGGCACCGTGGGCGGGCTGGATCGAGCCACCGCGCTTTACTGGCGCAACCATGCTGAAACCGGCATCTCGGTGGCAACGGTGGGCACGCTGGCGGGGCGCATGGAACTGGCTTGGCGGCGCTGCATCCGCAACGGCGGCTCCCCGGACTTCATTTTGGCCGGCGGTGACTTCATCGACGCGTACCGACGCGAAATCACCGTGACCCAGAACGCCAACGCGGGCAGCGTCAAAAACCTCGACGCAGGGGTGGGCAGCGGCGTCAACACGGGCCTGTACTTCAAGGGCGTGGAAATCATCTGGGACCCGCAGTTCGAGGAAATGCAGACCCTGGAAAGCCCGCTGGTTTCGTGGAACCGGCGCTGCTACTTCATCAACACCAAGTTCATGAAGTACCGCGACGACGACATGGACATCGTGACCCCGGTGCGCCCGCACGACACGCTGGCCATGTACGCGATGGTGAACCTGCGCTGCGCGCTGTCGATCAGCCGCGCCAACGCGCACGCTGTGCTGGCAATCGCCTAACAGCCAGCCCCGGCCCGGCCCAGCGCCGGGCCCTTCCTTGCCCTTTGGAGATATCAATGAGCGACAAAATCGAAGTTCCGATGATCGAGGTCATGGTGCGGCGCGATGCCAACACCATTACCACCGTGGCCGTGCCGCCCTACGAGTTGACGATGCTGCGGCAGATGTTCGGCAAAGAAAACGTCAACGGCGACCGCGTGGTGGGCCGCATCGAGGTGGCACCAGACCAAGAGGCCGAGCGCCTGAGCGCCAAGTACGGGCCGGGCAAGGTGATCAAGGTGTACGGCGACGACGGCGGCGAGCGACTGCGCGAGCTGGTCGAAAAGGCCGCAGCCGCACACCAGGCCGAGAGCGCGCCCAAGGCCCGAGCGGCAGCCGCCAAATAAAGGGGCACCAAGATGCCGCAGCCGACCGCATACCAGCGCACCGTCGATTTCACTGAGCGCGATGGCGACGACACCAACCACGCGGGCATCAATGCCGAGTTGGATGCGGCGGCGCTTTCTGTAAACCAAATCCGGGCCAACCTCGCCCAAATCCAAAAAGACGACGGCACGCTGGCCAACAACAGCGTGGGGGCCGAGCAACTTGCGCCCGGCGCATTCAACGCAGTGCAGGCGTCGCTGAACGCAGCTACCCAGGCCGCCAGCGGGTCTGCGCAGTCGGCTTTGACGTCGGCTTTGTCGGCCCAGCAGGCGGCGACCGATGCAGCGCAGACCATCAGCACGGTGCAGCAGCACGCAGCAGCGGCGCTGCTGAACGCGCAGGGTGCAGCGGCGTCTGCCGCATCGGCGGCATCATCACAAACAGCGGCCGACATCAGCGCCGCAAACTCGGCGGCCAGCGCAGCCACGGCAAGCGGCGCTGCCGCTGGTGCCGCGGACTCACAAACCGCAGCGGGTAACAGCGCTGCAGCAGCGGCGGCGTCTCAGACGGCGGCGGGTAACAGCGCCACAAACGCGGCAGCCAGTGCAACGACGGCAGGCAACGCGGCAACAAGCGCCACAGCCTCACAAACCGCGTCAGCTAATAGCGCTACGGCAGCGGCTGACAGCGCTACGGCGGCAGCCGGTTCGGCCACAAGTGCTGCAACCAGCGCTGCTGACGCAGCAGCTAGCGCTGCCAGCGTTAAC